AGCCCCGTCAACCCCAATACTGCGCAAACCGACTGGATCACTGTCAGCAACGTCCATCGCCTGCTGGCATTGATCGTGATCGGTGCCAACGTAGGCGGCGTGCTGAACGCACAGCTATTGCAAGCACTCGACACCACAGGCACCAACGCCAAACCAATCACTGGTGCCAACGGCCAAGCCAAAGCGCTGACGCCGATCACCATCGGCAATGCGGCCAACCTGCAGGCGCTGATCGATTGCTCGGTCGATGAACTCGACACCAACAACGGCTACGCCTTCGTGCAATTGCAAATCACGCTCTCCTCCGTCGGCCCCATCGCTGCTGAACGCACAGCTATTGCAAGCACTCGACACCACAGGCACCAACGCCAAACCAATCACTGGTGCCAACGGCCAAGCCAAAGCGCTGACGCCGATCACCATCGGCAATGCGGCCAACCTGCAGGCGCTGATCGATTGCTCGGTCGATGAACTCGACACCAACAACGGCTACGCCTTCGTGCAATTGCAAATCACGCTCTCCTCCGTCGGCCCCATCGCTGGTCTGCTGCTGGGCATCAATCCACGTTTCGAACCTGCCAGCGCTCTCAACGCTGCATCCGTCTTGCTTGCAGATCACCGGCTGATCTTGGATCTGCCCTCATCGATACCGTTCACCCCAACCGCTCCACCCTTATCAAAGGAGTTTTTCCATGGACCTCGTCCGCTATTTCACCGACTTCTTCCACGTCAACGGCGCAGGCCCATGGACCTCGTCCGCTATTTCACCGACTTCTTCCACGTCAACGGCGCAGGCATGCATGCAATGCGTCAAGTACGCAAAGGACCAGACCTATCCTGCCAATGACGAAACCCTCGCCCACGTCGAAGCCGGACACGCTCAGATTGTGGTGATCGATGTCACCGCCACACGCACCGACGCCCCACAGACCGACCAAAGTCCGGTGCCCGGATCGGTGCCGCAACACGCCAGCGACACCGACACCTCGGCACAGACCAGCGCAGCAACGCCGGGCCAAGCCACTGACAGTGGTGTCACTGTCACCAGCATTGCCAGTACCGACGGCGCGACCGCAGCCAATGACCCCAGTGCCACAGCCCCCAACTCGGCGGCAACGCCGTGTGCTGACTACACTGCGGTTGCAAACCCAACGGCAATCGCCGACATCACGCCCACCTCAGCAACCGACACCGCGTGTGTCACCGCCGAGGTGGCAGCGTCTGCGCCGGTCAACACGCAGGACACGGATGCATCAACGAGCGCACCAACTGCACCAACCGATCTGCCTGCGACCACGCCACCGGATAACACCTCGGCAAGTACTGCCACCCCAGGCTGATGCCATTCCATCTGGTGACACCACCGGCAGTGGATGCCTTTACGGGCATCGCCGAGCCGGTCTCACTGGAGCAAGTCAAACTGCACCTGCGCGTGGACGTCGCTGAGGACGACGCGCTCATCCTGGCACTCATCAGCAGCGCCAGGCAGATGGCCGAGACACTGACCAACCGTCAGTTGCTCTCGGCCACCTGGAATCTAGTGCTGGACGCTTTCCCAGGTCCGAGCCTGATGGGCGTGCCGGCAGGTACGACTTACTCCATCCCCGAACACGCCATCCTCATTGCCAAGGGGCCGGTGCAAGCCGTGACGTCAATCGTCTACCAAGACATGAATCGCAATCTCGTCACGCTGCCGCCCACGGACTACGTGGTGACCTCCACCGATGAGACCAGACCTATCCTGCCAATGACGAAACCCTCGCCCACGTCGAAGCCGGACACGCTCAGATTGTGGTGATCGATGTCACCGCCACACGCACCGACGCCCCACAGACCGACCAAAGTCCGGTGCCCGGATCGGTGCCGCAACACGCCAGCGACACCGACACCTCGGCACAGACCAGCGCAGCAACGCCGGGCCAAGCCACTGACAGTGGTGTCACTGTCACCAGCATTGCCAGTACCGACGGCGCGACCGCAGCCAATGACCCCAGTGCCACAGCCCCCAACTCGGCGGCAACGCCGTGTGCTGACTACACTGCGGTTGCAAACCCAACGGCAATCGCCGACATCACGCCCACCTCAGCAACCGACACCGCGTGTGTCACCGCCGAGGTGGCAGCGTCTGCGCCGGTCAACACGCAGGACACGGATGCATCAACGAGCGCACCAACTGCACCAACCGATCTGCCTGCGACCACGCCACCGGATAACACCTCGGCAAGTACTGCCACCCCAGGCTGATGCCATTCCATCTGGTGACACCACCGGCAGTGGATGCCTTTACGGGCATCGCCGAGCCGGTCTCACTGGAGCAAGTCAAACTGCACCTGCGCGTGGACGTCGCTGAGGACGACGCGCTCATCCTGGCACTCATCAGCAGCGCCAGGCAGATGGCCGAGACACTGACCAACCGTCAGTTGCTCTCGGCCACCTGGAATCTAGTGCTGGACGCTTTCCCAGGTCCGAGCCTGATGGGCGTGCCGGCAGGTACGACTTACTCCATCCCCGAACACGCCATCCTCATTGCCAAGGGGCCGGTGCAAGCCGTGACGTCAATCGTCTACCAAGACATGAATCGCAATCTCGTCACGCTGCCGCCCACGGACTACGTGGTGACCTCCACCGATGACCTCCACACGTATCACACCGATCTTCGGCCAGACCTGGCAACCAACCCTACCGCAGATCGGCGCGGTCAATGTCCAGTTCCTCGCAGGTTACGCAGACTCCACCCAGGTACCCGAGGGCATCAAACACTGGATCAAGTTGCGTGTGGACAGCCTCTACAACCAGCGTGGCGAGGTGGCATTTACGCGCGGGAACATGAGCAAGCTGCCTTACGTCGATGTGCTGTTGGACCCTTACCGGATTGTCTTGCTATGAGTGAAGCATTCCTGCTGCCCGATACCGGAGAACTCAATCGGCGCATCGTGATCTGTCGCTGGACGGACGCGCCGAACATCAACTTCAACATCGACGCGCTCTTCGATGCGGCAATCAGCCGCTGGGCCAAGGTCGAACCCATTCGTGGAATCGCATCACGCATGGGAGTCACCACCGCCGAAGAGCCCACGCACTATTTCTGGGTGCGCTACAGCACCGAAACGACAGCCGATTACTTTTCGCAAGACCGGGTGATCGAGTACCGCAGGCATCGCTATCGCATCCTCGATGCACAAAATTTCCAGGATGCGGACCTTTTCATCCGCATCACCACCAAGGACCTGGGCGTCATCGATGCGATGGTGCTTGGCGCTCCCATTGCCTGAGAACGACAATGGTGTCACCTGCACTTTTAATCTGACCAACCAATGCATAATGGTTAGTTGCGCTCATCTAGAATAGAGATAGGACGGCCAACATTAAGCTGCGCCATGGCACATCAAGGGGGGCGCCGGTGAGTGCAAAAACTACGGCAATGAGTACAAACCGAGCATCGCGCGACATCAGTGCGTGCAGCCGTGCTTCGTCATCCTTGAAGGCACAGTATGGCGCTGCAGCCCGTTGGGCGAAGCGCTCCAGCCCCTTTGGCGGCGATTCATTGGGGTTGGACATGTTAACTATCCTCTTCCTGGCTATCACCAGCCTTCTTGATTGCACGCCGCTTGGTTTTTTCTGGCCTGACAGTTATATTTTCCTTGGGCTCTTCTGATTCCTGGCACTCATCCTCGCCCAGATCTTCCAGCTTCTCTTTGTATTCCTGCAAGTCACGTTTTGCGCCAATTTCATTCAAGCGTTCATCAAAACGATCTACCAGGGACTCTTGCAAATGGCCAGCCTCCTTAAGTTTATTGAGCGCAATATTAGGGTTTAGAAGGAGGACGTAGTGGAAATCCCCACTTGTGCCTTTCTTTGATCGAATGAAACCAAGCTCCCTAAGCTGCTTCATGCGGCGGCGCCAAGTGTCGCTCGCTCGCTCTCCGGTGAAACCTGCCTCTGCAGCGTATGTGGTTGGTGAATCAATGACGATAAACGGATGGTCTGGAGCGCGTGCCCAAAGGCAAAAGAGGGTATGCCCCCCTGGATTGCCCTTTGATAGTGCGTCAATTGCCTGCATAGCAATGGGGAGCGTGCGCGGGATGGTCGAATACCCGTCGTTTTCCTTCCGGTTCCATAGCGGTAGCCGATCATGGTCTGGGAAGTGCTTTTCCATTTGTTCTTTGGCGCGTTCGACCATGGTGAGGCGCTTGGTCTGGATTTGCTTCTTCGTTGCCATGGCTCATCGCGTGTTGTTCGACGTGACCATTAAGCACCAAGGATGTTCGGATTGATACCCGTAAGTAAGCGCCAGATAGTGCACTCTTACCCAATTTTTGACAGCCTTTTACAGCCTCATCCCCAGCGTTTCGGCGCGCCTGACTAATCTGAATTGCGTGATTCCACGCAATTTTTCCATGTACCATGTAATTTCCATACATATATAACAATGCTTTATATCAGAGATGCGGTGCTCGAAGTTCTCCAAGTGCTTGCGTGCTCGTGGTGCTCTATGTACTCCAGGAGTGGGGGGCGGGGGAGAGGGCGTTTCGATCTGCGTGGCAGAAAACACAAGGGCCCCGCAGGGCCCTTACCGAGATACCTATCACCTCCTCTTGCTGCCACGCAATCGTTAACGGCCGAGGTTATTGACTCGTCTCATATAACAATGCTTTATATCAGAGATGCGGTGCTCGAAGTTCTCCAAGTGCTTGCGTGCTCGTGGTGCTCTATGTACTCCAGGAGTGGGGGGCGGGGGAGAGGGCGTTTCGATCTGCGTGGCAGAAAACACAAGGGCCCCGCAGGGCCCTTACCGAGATACCTATCACCTCCTCTTGCTGCCACGCAATCGTTAACGGCCGAGGTTATTGACTCGTCTCACGGCTAAACCCATCAAGGTGGGTCAACTCTAAGTTGCTGATCAGCGATCAAGGTGGGTCAGCTTGAGGTTGTTGTTGACAATGGAACACGACAGTACACAGGGACAGATCGCCGGCATACAGCTATACGTCGGTTTGAAATTTCATCGCACCATCGACTACGACCGCAAGGCCATGCGCCGTGCCTTGGTCAAGGGCGCAGCCGTCGTGCGCAAGGAGGCGCGCACCCTAGTGTCAGCACGGGTAGTCTCCGAACCTGGCGAATTCCCCGGCCAAGTGACCGGTGCCATGCGTCGCGCAATCGGTGTCATCGGCAAAGGCTCCAAGGGCGGCTGGATCAAGGTGGGCGTGCGTGCCATCCCCGGCAACTTTTATTACCCGGCCGTGCTGTTCTATGGCAGCACGACACGCAACATCCGCGCGCGCGGCAACTTCATGACCACCGCCCTGGCCAATCGCGGCAACCAGATCCGCGAACAAGTACGTGATGCGCTACGCCAGGCGCTGCGTCCTCGCTGAGACCGGCAGACACCATGCAGCTCGAACGCATCGTCGCGCAATTGCGCGCGCTGTGCCCATCGTTGAGTGGCCGGGTGGCCGGTGCCGCTCAATTCAAGCCGGTGCAAGAAGCCAGCGCACTGCCGGTCCCGTGCGCTTTTGTGATTCCGCTGGACGACAGGCCCGAACCTCCGACGGCCCTCAACGCCGTCGGACAGGACATGACCGACAGCTTCGGCGTGATCGTGGCACTGACTGGATAACCGGACCGACGAAAAGGGACAACATGCCTGCGACGGTGTGCATGCCATCCGAGCCGAAATTTGGCGTGCCCTGCTTGGCTGGGTACCCGGCCCCGTCCGGACCGACGAAAAGGGACAACATGCCTGCGACGGTGTGCATGCCATCCGAGCCGAAATTTGGCGTGCCCTGCTTGGCTGGGTACCCGGCCCCGTCAACACCGTCAATCCGGCAACCGACTACAACGGCCTCTTCTATGAGGGCGGTAGCCTGCTGGCGATGGATCGCGCCCGACTTTGGTATCAGTTCGAATTCGGCGCGCACATGTGGATTGGTGCCAGCGATGGTTGGGAAGCCGGTGCATTGAGCACGTTGCCCACCTTCGGCATCGAGGATGCTCAAGGCCAATGGTTACCCGGCTCGGCCGTCAACCTCGACGTCGACGTCGGCACGCCCATCTTCGATCCCACCGCCACCTATCCGGCCAACCCCAACAGCGATCTCGCACAGTCCACCGTGCCCGCACCGCGTGAGCACGGGCCGGATGGGCGCGTTGAATTCAACCTTTCCGTTCCGTGAGTTGATTGATCGCACAGGTCTGCAACGTTGTTCATCACCGCCCGCCACGGCTGCAGGTCGTCGCGGGCACTTTGCATTGGAGCCAAATATGTACGCCATCGCACAGGTCTGCAACGTTGTTCATCACCGCCCGCCACGGCTGCAGGTCGTCGCGGGCACTTTGCATTGGAGCCAAATATGTACGCCATTCC